ATAATTTATAAAAATAAAAAAATTTATATTTTTTATTTATCTTTCAATTTATTAAAATATTATTAAATTTAGTTGATATACTCAGTTGGTTCACAAGCATTCGCCCTTTGAATAGGTCCGCCCGTATAAGATCGTAGTTCAACATCGTCTTCGTCGTCGATATCCTCTACCAATTGAGAAGACATAGCTCTATGGCAAGCGGTAAAGGATCTTTCTCCTTCTTCCCCGCTGGTATGACTGCGCATTACTTCTGAAGCAGCGCGCATAACTTCTCTCATACCCCCTTCAGAATGTTGAAATTCAATACATTGTTCTGTAGGGAGACCGTATGTTTCAGCAACACTTGGAGAAACACCCAAAGAAAGCATTACTACTCCCTTTTCTTGTGCTTCTACAATTTTTTCTCGTGTTTCTATAATATTTGCTTTAGAAGAATTTTCTTCACCGTCAGTAAGGAAAAGAACAATCTTATTGTCACTTGTGTCATCTTCCGCATATGAAAGTGCTTTCAAAAAAGCGTCATTCATTGCTGTACAGCCATTTGCAACAAAATTTTTATTGATAATTTCTGAAGTAAGTGTTTTCCCATTATGAACTACTTCACAAGTTGTAGAAAACATAATGAGAACAATTTTCTCAATATTCTCTTGTTTAGAAATCAAATCCATAAGACCTTTGATAACTGTATCTCTGGGGAAAACACCCATAGATCCAGAACGGTCAAATGCTATAAATAATGATGATGTTTTTGAATCAGACATTTTAAATTTCTTTTTAATAAAAAAATTATAGTTTTTTTATATTCAATTTTTTTCATTTATGACACTTAATATGGTTTTATAATAAAACAAGAATTTAATATTTAGGTGTCAAAATATTTTATATTTAATATATATAATTGACTTGTATTAATTTATTAATCCAAACCCATAACCAGACCATTAAAAATATAAACAAATTAAAAAAAAAATATGAAAATGAAAAAAAAAATGAAAATAAAATTAATAAAAAAACTGAAAATATTAAAATATAACTAAAGAAAAGATAAATAAAATAAAAGAAATAAAAAATGAAGTAAGTATATTAGATAAAAAATTACAAATATTAGAAAATGAAATAAATGATTTAGAATTAGAGAAAACGCAAATTAATTTTGAATACAATAAAATTACTTCCAAAGAAAAGAATTTAAATAAATTAATAAAAAAAGAACAAAAAAAAGACAAATATATAATATCCATCTTATATAAACTTAACCAATTATAAATTATGTAAAAATCTTAGGAGAAATAGACATTGCCTCTAACTCCTGCATTAATAACTTACAAGAATATGGAACTCTCACCTCCGAAAACGAAGACTGATTATTACAATTCTTACAATAATATATATCCCTATCAGGATTTACTACTGCCTTAATTCCACAATCATTACAAACATATAATCTGTAATTATCCGAAACATCCAACATTCTCTCTTTCAAGAATTGCGTTGTTCCATGCGAAATCATACAATCACGTTCCATCTCACCAAATCTCAATCCTCCATCACGCGCTCTACCTTCGGAAGGTTGCCGCGTTAATTGAACGATAGGTCCGTGACTTCTACTGTGTATTTTATCATCCACTAAATGCTTTAATCTCTGATAAAATGTAGGTCCAATGAAGATAGAAACCTTCATTTGTTTTCCTGTTCTTCCATTATATAATACTTCATTGCCGTATTTTTCATAATTATATTCTTCCAATACATTCTGTATATTCTCTAAATTACAATCCACAAACGGTGTTCCATTTCCATGTCCACCTAAATGGACACAGGCTTTCCCTAATACACACTCAACTAATTGAGCAATAGTCATTCTAGAAGGAACCGCGTGAGGATTCATAATTATATCTGGAACAATTCCGTCCTTCGTATATGGCATATCTTCTTGTCTATAAACCATTCCTACGGTCCCTTTTTGTCCGTGTCGCGAAGAGAATTTATCTCCTACTGTTGGAATTCTTTCAGAACGAACCCTTATCTTACAAAATCTATGACCTTCGTGGTTCCAATTAATATATGTTTTATCGATAAATCCACTCTCATTTGCCCTTAAAGCAGTACTACTATCCCTGTAAATATAACCATTGCTTTTGTTTTCCTTAATAGGATATACTTTACCTATGATAATATCGTCACCGTCTACATAAGTATTTTCAGGAACAAAACCTTCGTCAGTTAGTTTATCATAATTACAAGGTTTAATATTCTTTGTATATTTGGTATCTGGCATTGTAAATTTCTCCTCTTTTCCAGAAGATTGATTTTTCTTTTCTTCATCCCTATATGACCTATAAAATGTTGACCTAAATAATCCCCTGTCTACTGCTGATTTATTCATAATAACGGAATCTTCCTGATTATATCCAGAATAAGTCGCAATCGCAACAATCGCATTCATACCATTGGGCAATTCGTCCATTTTAATTAACTTGCTATTATTAGTTCCAACCATTGGTCTATTCGGATAACTTAAGACATGTCCTAATGTGTCCATTCTTAACCTAAAGTTAGAACAATACACTCCCATTGCCTGTTTACCCATAGCAGATTGATATGTATTTCTTGGAGATTGATTATGATCTGGGAACGGAATAGAAGAAGCAAGAACACCCAAAATAGTTGAAGGGTGTATTTCGCAATGTGTATATGATTGCTTCTTTGCTAAATCTTTCTGATTCATCGCAACTAAACAACTATATGATTCTTCGACATCAATATACTCTATAACACCTTCTTCTATCTCTCTAATACCATTTGATTTTGAATCTAAAGTATTAATATCATTTAAACTTTTCAATAATAAATTATTCCAACCAAATTTCCCATTCTTTAAATTTTCAATATCACGCTTTTGAATTCGCAATTTATTTACTACTCCTTTCTTAGTTTCATTATTATCCACTATATATAAAGGTCTAATACACCTCCCCCCATCTGTATAAATAAACAACTCATTGGTTGTAATATACCACGATAATGAAGTATAGATATTTATAATTGCCAGTCTTCTTAATATTTTTAACTTATCTAAAATTTCCTTGATATTCAAATGAATACCAACCCAATTACCATTTATAAATATTTTCCCATACTTCTCTATATCGTCAAATCTTACCATTTTATCCTCTTCGTCTCCTATTTCAGATAAAGGAATAACGTTATATCCTATAACTCTATCATAAATTGGTTTAGAATTCACCGTATTTGTTACTAAAGTTGTAATTGAGAGGTTCTTCACCACTCCAACAGAAGCACCTTCTGGAGTTTCTGCTGGACATACTATACCCCATTGAGTATTATGTAATTTTCTGGGAGCAATCAATTTGCCAGTTTTCTCATTTGGTGTTGCAACTCTTCGCAAATGCGATAAAGTTGCGGAATAATTTAATCTACTTAAAACCTGCGCTATACCAACCTTATTACTTGAAGTTTTAATACCCCAATTACCAGTTGCGAGGGCATATTTTATTCCCGTTTCTAAAGTTGTCGATTTTAACAATTTATAAATGTTAGTCTCATTAACCACATTCATAATGTTTAACTTATTATGACAACTATTCAATTCCTTCATTATACCATTTCGACAATCCTTAACTCCTTTTGACCAATACTGTCTAAATAAATTACTTAGCAAAATGCCAGGTAATTCAATTCTCTTATTAGTATAACTATCCCTATCGTCGAAATCCCTTATACCACAATAACATTTTAACATATTTATTATCATATAACCTAAATAGAATAACTTACTTATTCTATCCTTTCCTACGTGTGGTAATAAATCCTTATCTAAAATATCCTTAATATATCCTTTCTTTCGAATACTGTCTAATTTAATATCTTTGGGCTGACCATAAGATATAATAAACTTCATCAAATATTCATAAGCGTCAGATTGTGATTTGTATTCTTCGGCTTCTATAATAGAATCCCTAATCAAATAAATTAATCTATTATTTTTAGATTCCAAATTATGAATTATATACTTTAAAATATTCTTATCACCTTCCACACCTAACGCCTTAAATAATATAAAGACAGGGATTTCTTGTCTAATATTTGGAATATTTGCTCGTATCACTAACGAATTACCCTTCTTTACCAAACGAACACTAAAGTTCTTTGGCACTGAAAAGTTCTTCTCATTCATAGACTTAATCTCTGCGACACATATGGTCTTGTTATTAGTCTTGTTTACCCTGAAAATATATAACTTATTATCCGCAATCTTTTCCTGTGGAACTACTGCTTTTTCATTTCCATTTACTATAAAATAACCTCCTGGGTCGTGTTCGCATTCTCCATACTCTCTTCTTGAAATATTATCCTTGTTATTGAGAATACAGAAATCAGAACCTAACATTATCGGAATCTTACCAATAGTAATATTCCTTAAAAGATTAACTTTCTCATTCGTTTTCTCAAAACTATCTCCATATTTCTCAATATACTTTACCTCTACGTCAATATGTAAAGGAGCGGCATAAGTAAAATTTCGTAATCTCGCAATATTAGGAGTCATCCTAAAACTACTACCGTCATTTTCCGTTATAATCGATTCCGTAAAATACGGATCCTTAAAACGAATTTGAATCTCATACTTATATTTATTATGCTCTTCGTGAAATTCGTGATATACAACCAAAGGATTTGATTGCATAATTATATTGGGAATATTTTGTTTCATAAACGCATTATATGATTCTAACTGATGACGAATTAACTCTTTGCCGTCATTTTGACTAAAATACGATTTTATAACCTCCCAAGTATCATTCTCTAAATTTACTTTTCTTTTAATTGGAATTTTTTTCTTTTGATTTTCCATTATAAATAATTCTTGAGTTTGATTTGACATTTATCAATTTTTTTTTAGAAAGAGTGTTATCACTATAAATTATATAAATAATGTTCTTAAATAATTTTTTATTATATATTTGATTTTATAATATATTTGATTTTATATAAGTAATAAAAAAATTTATTTTATAAGAGTAATAAAAAAATTTATTTTATATTTTGAATTTAAAAATATATTAAAATATTAAGTGTATGACTAAGAAAGACAACGACGATAAAGGAGGAAAAAGGAAAAAAGAAGATAATGATGATATCCCCCCTCCTCCTGTAAAAAAACCTCGTCATATTCCAATTATTTTTGAAATTATAGAAATGAATAAAAATAGAAATTTATTTGGCGATAATGGCGGGGGAGGTGGTAATTGTGATGAACCAATAAATGAAGAAGAATATACTTCGGAAGAAGAAGTTTTTAGTGATGAAGAATTAGAAACTTTATATTTAGATGAAAAATTAGAAAATATAGAAGATTTTATTAGAATTGGTAAAAATTATTTTAATGGAAAATATGATTTAGGTTTTAAAAAATATAATATTAATGTCAAAACAGTATCTAAGTTAGTGGAACCTTTAGAGAACCTAACTAAAATGATAGGTATGAATGAGATTAAAAAGGATGTTTTCGAATTATTATTATATCAACTTCAGGAATTCGATAAAAGTAAAGATATGCTTCATACAATTATAGATGGAGAACCAGGAGTAGGTAAAACAGAATTGGCAAAAATATTAGCACAAATATATCATAAAATGGGATATTGTAAAAATAAAAAAGTAAAATTTGTAAAAAGAAGTGATTTGATTGGAGGTTATTTAGGTCAAACAGCGATTAAAACCCAAAAAGTTTTAAATGAATGTAAAGGAGGTGTTTTAGTTATCGATGAGGCATATTCTCTTGGAAATAAAGAAGGGCGTGATTCATATGCGAAAGAATGTATAGATACTCTCACTGCTTTTTTATCTGAATCACCTGAAACTATTGTTTTTATGATGGGATATAAGAAATCATTGGAGGAATGCTTATTCGCACATAATAAGGGATTGGAAAGAAGATTTACATATAGATTTTCGATACATAAATATAAACCAGAGGAATTAAAATTAATTTTATTTAAGATTATTGAAGGAGAGGGATGGAAGATAGAAAATAAAGAAGAAATACCAGATACATTTTTTATAGAAAATGAAAAATATTTTCCATTTAATGGAGGAGATATGCTAAATCTTTTTACTAAGTGTAAATTTACACATTCATTAAGGTATTTTAATTTATGTAGAAAAGCTACAATAGAAAAAAATTACGAAAGTCTTAAAAAAAGTATAAATTTTGAAGATATACAAAATGCGTTTAAATTACTATTAAAAGACGAAAACTTCAAAAAGAGAAATGAAGAGGAGGATAATACTTATAAATATTCTTTGTACACATAACTTATCAATTAATAATTTAATTAAAAAAATCTAATTTTTTCTGTTGTGTAACTCTGTAAATAAGGTATATTACTCCTATTGAAATAAGTATTAATATAGCTAAAATAATATATGAATTCTTATCATAAAAGTCATCTTCTTCCTCTTCTTCTACTGGTTCAATATAAGTAGGTGGTAATGCTTTTGGGTGGTCCATAATTTTAGTGGTTGTTATATCAATTGGTGTTTCTTTATTATTATTTTTTTCAGTAGTTAAAACAACTTCTTCTTCTAAACTGGGAGAATACATAGGACTTTCATAATCATAAATATCATCTTCGGATATATTATCTAATAAAAATTCTTGTTCTTTGGTAATTTTATTATTAACTAAAACTTTTTTTCTATAGTTATCTAATGAAAGTTCTCCGCTCATAATTTCATCAATAATTTGTAATTTTTGTTCTTTTTCTAAGTTATTATCCCATTTAGTTAATTGAATAGTTTGTCTTAATTGTTTGATTTTATCTTTTTGTAAATTTTTGAATTTATTAAAATATGGTTCGTGACTATAATTTTTATCACCTAAATCGTGTGGTTTCATTTTCTTTTCTTTTAAATCTTTTGGGTAATGTAATTCTTTGGGGAAATTTAAATCTTTTTCTTCAAATTCCACAGTTATATTAAAATCATATGTTTTATCATATTTATCTTTATTTTCAACTTCATATAATAAATCTTCTAAATCTCTTGTTTTTTCTGTATCTAATTCTTTACCTATTGGAATATCCATTTTTTCTACAAATTTATGATTAAAATATGTTAATATTTCTTCTTCTTCTACTGTTCTATTCTTTTTATCATTTAATAAACTTAGAGAATCATAATCTTCTATATCATTAGTATCATTTATATTCGCTCCATTATCAACTAATAATCTTATAATTTTTAAATTTTTTTTGGGTGTATTAACTGCTAATAATAATGGTGTATCACCATTTTTATTTACTACATATAAATTCGCACTATAATTCAATATAAGTCTAACATTGTCATATAATCCTGCTTTAATAGCGTTAAAAAGAGGTGTTTCATTTTGATTATTTTTCGCATTAACGTCGCAACCCATTTTTAAAGCCATTATTAATGTATTTTTATTATCTTGTTCCATAACCATGTGTAATATGGTATTGCCCCTACTATTCAATTTATTTATAATATCTTGAGTTATATTACTAAATAAATATACTAATACATGTTTCGCATTATATTTTAATGCTTCGTGATAAATTGTATTACCTTCATTACTATGTGTTAAAGGTCTTTTAAGTAAAGTTCTATCTTGTTGAATAAATTTCTGGACATTTATAAGTTTGTTATGTTTAATTGATTCCGCAACATCTTTATCAAATTCATAGGTGTAATTCTCTTCTACAATACCACTAATATTCATAGTTTTCTCTTGTGGATTACATTTAGCTTGGTAACAATCTTGTTTAAAATTAGTTAATTTTCCATCTACTAAATCATTATTTGTTTCAGGTATTTTACATATTTCATAAGGACTAAGTTTTTTATATTTGGTATCGCACTTTTCGGGATCACTTTCTAAACAAAAGTCAATTGATTCTAAATTACCAAATTTATCATAAACAGATTTCCCTAATGGTTTTTTATATTTCATTTTCGCTAGTACATCCTCTAACCTTGAGTCATTTTTATCACAACATACTTTTAAATCTCCTTTTCTATTTTGACAAGCAGTATTATATCTTTTTAAATTATTTTTCTTTTCTTTATCTGTTAATTTAGAACCATATAACTCTAAATTATTGTAAGGGTTAAGATGATTACATTTTTGTTCTTTGTGTTGACAAGTATTTTTTTGTATTATTGAATGTGGTATACTATTAAACATATTATTAATATATATTAATAGTATATTTTTTATAAAAAATATTTAGCTAATATTGTCTATTTTTTTATAAAATATAATATTATAAATGTTAAGAAATATATTTTTATATTTATTAATTATATTTTTAATTATTATAAAAGATAAAAAACAAATAGAATATTACACAGACAAATATGTTTTTACTACATATGGAACTATTACTGATATAGGCTTGGAAAAATTAGTAAATAAACTAAAAATAAATAAAAATGATATATTTTTAGATGCAGGGTGCGGAGAAGGTAATGTATTAATTTATTTTGCCAAAAATACTCCAATAAATAAATTGACCGGAATTGAATATGTAAAAGAAAGATTTGATAAATCAGAAAAAAATATAAAAAATGAAAATTTAAATTCAAAAATTAAAGTTATAAATGGTAATATGTATGATAAAGAAAATAGTAATATTTTTTTAAATTCTACTATAATATTTACTTGTTCTACATGTTTCTCAGAAGAATTAATGAATTATATAAGAAAAAAATGTGAAAATAATAATAAATTAAAATATTTTATCACACAAAAAAAATTATTAAATAATACTAAATTAAATTATTTAGGAGATATTGAAACAGACTGCTCTTGGAGTAAAAATTGTTTACACTATATTTATAGCAATAAACTTAAAAATATTTAAATATTTATAATTTTAAAAAATCAGAGATAGATTTTTTCTCATTTCTCTTTCTATTTCCATTATTTATTTCCCTAAATCCCATACTTTCATTATTGTGTAAATTATGAACTCTATGATTATAATTATTAGGAGCTACATTCTCTAAATTTTGACTTCCGGGTGTTTTACTACATAAATTTAAATAACAATCTGGATAAACTTTATTAATTCTAAAATTTGTAGACATAACATCATCACTACCTTTTTCTAATGGTGATAATTTACATCTTCCAAAACCTTTTTTAGAAGTGTTTTTATCTTTCTTATCTATAGTTGGTATGGTAGATAATCCGGTAGGCATAGTAGATAATCCGGAAGGGGTGGGAGATAACTCTGTTGGGGTTGGAAAATCCCCTAAAGTTTCAGAAGGATTAAAATAATAACTTTCATTTTCTTTTACATCAGTAAAACACCTAAATGTATTATCGCTATTACCCATTTTACAATATTCATATCTACTTGGTATTTTATAATCTTTACAATTTTCCTTAACACATTTTTTATAATCTTCTTCTTCTCCTCCACATTGACAAACGTCTATTGCGTGAATTTCTCCAGAACTATTCTTAATAGTTTTTACCAAGGGAACACTATCTTCTATATTACCATTATCATTTCTATGAAATATAGTATGCCCAAATTCTTTATTTAAATGTTCCATATATTCTTTATCCATAGGTTTATGAATACCTTCTTGTAAAGGATTACAGCAATAACCTTTGGTTTTACCATATCCTTTACAATTATTAATTATATCATATTGTTCCATATCGAACTGTCTATTTAGCATTTTATTATATTCTATTGGTTTATGAAAATTACACAAATTTTTCTTATTACCACAATAAAAGTTACTTAGATATTGACTCATATTATTATATTATTAATATAATAATATAAATTAATATATTATTTTTAATTTTAAAATAAGACCTTTATTAAACTTAATTGCGCATTTTATTAAATAACATTGATGCTAAATAAACTACTATAATAATTATTAACACTAAAACAACATATTCCATAATATTAGAACCTTTTAAACCAAATACTAAACTTCTATTATTTACATTATCGTTTACTTCGTTTACATTATTATTTGCTTTATTTGCATTATTTCTTTTGTTATTATTATACATATCCATAGCCATATTATTAAGTTGTTCATGCGTTATACCAATTTTTTCATTAGAAATTGTTGGAGAAGGAAAGATATTATTTTTATTATTATTTTTATTATTTTTATTATTATTATCTTCTTTCAGTAAATATTCATTCATCTTATTACTGGCTGACGGAGAATCTGAATTATTTTTACTAATAAGTTTGACTACTTCTCCATCATTTTCCATTCCAACAACTTCTTCTTTATTAGTAGGATAGTCTAAACTAGTTAATGTTTTAGAAAAGGAGTCATAAAGATATTGTTTATCTGTGACTAAATCTCTATAAATAATAGGTTTATCCTTTCCTTTCAATTGACTATAATAATCGGTATTTTTTGGAATAACATATTTTCCTACTTTAATACCGTCCTTTACATTTTTATCTCTTTTTTTTTCATATTCTTGATATGCTAAATGAGAGCAATTTGGTAATTTAGTTAAGTCATTTCTAATACCTTGTAATTTTTCTAAATCTAATTTAGATAAATCTATAGTTTTAAGAAGATTGAGAATCTCTTTATATTTATCGTCGGTCTCTAAGAAATCAGCGGCGTCAGTAGCACAACTAGAATAATGAACGTTGGCCATTCTAGAAAGTTTAAATATTTCCTCAATCATTTTTTGTTTTAATTCTGTTTGGTCTGAGTATGATACTACATCAAAATTTCCTTTTTGTAATTGTGCTACCTTCTTACAATATCTTAATCTCTCTATTATTATATCTTTAATATCGTCAGTCATACGAATATTTACATCTTTGTTATTATTATCCTTCTTTACTCCAGTAACTAACCTGGAACACTCTTCATTTTCTGAAATTTCCTTGGCTCTCATAATTCTATCTTTACACCTATCGCTACAAATATTTCTATCACATTCTTCCCACATTAATCCTAAAGAACTTATACATTGATTATTTTCATTAAATGCTTTAATATTTTCTTTTTTGTACATTTCGTCTAATACATCTTTAAAATTATTTTTATCTTGTCTATAAGAATATATTTCTTGATTTTGTGTAGCTTTCTTTGGCATAGCGTTTAAAACACGAAAATATGTATCTCTAATATCTTCATCATCAAATTTATC